GTGCCAGAGTGTAATTCTCTTTTTCGTTGTACGTTAAGTCGTCAGCAATATCATACAATGTAGCGGACGAATCATTATCTTTTAACCTAAGACCACGGCCAATACTTTGGAGATTACGTATCCTAGACTTTGAAGGACTAGAAAAAACAATGTTGTGTAAATTACGAATATTAATGCCAGTAGAAAAAGTACCATAACTAGCAATAATGATAGCGTTATCCGATTTTTCAGTAATCGCTCTAATAGATTCTCTTTCATTTGCTTCTACACCTCCGTAAACAAAAAAGACTTTTCTGTCACCAGCCTTTTCTTCTATAAGTTGTTTAAGTATCACACCGTGTTTTTCTACATATTGAAACAGACACAGCGAATTGCCTTGTAAAGACAAACAAAGATTTCTTATATATTTATTCCTTTTTTCATTAGAAACGAGATAATCCATCTCTTCCTGATAATTTTTATCCTTTAACAAATGTCTAGCTTCTTTGTCGTGTTGAAGTATTAAACAGAATATTTTTAAGTCAGCTAATTGTTTTTTTTCTTGTAATTCACTAGTAGAAACAACCTTATTTACTACACCAAATAGTCCTTCCAATACAAGTTTATGTGTTTTAGTACCATCTAAAGTTCCTGTAAGTCCTACTCTATACTTACACTTAGTCAACTTGGACATTATTTTAGTTAATGAAACGGCCTTAAACAAATGGGCCTCATCACCTATAACCATACCAAAATCTGAGAACCAACTTTTAGGCATATTATACACTGATTGCCAAGTTGTAATAACAACTCTTTTGTTTGTTACTTTCTCGTGTCCTTGATATATTTTGTGTACATTTCTATCACTATTATAACCGTAATCTTTAAAATCCTTAAACAACTGTTCTACTAAAGATGTGGTTGGTACGATAATGAGTATTTTATTTTGCTTTGATTCTTTTAATCTCAACAGATTAAAGATTACCATTAGGTAAACAATGAGTGACTTACCTGAAGCTGTAGGAGAAACCAATAAACATCTATTTCTTTTTATAGAATGTACAAAGGCTTCTTTTTGATAATCTCTTACTTCTAATGGTATTTTTAATGCTTTAATAAACTGATCTATTTTCTTATCTTCAACATCAGTTTCTTTAATCTTTGTACCATCTACTACTTGTATATTATTATCCTTACACCAATTTAATATATACGGATAAAGGCCAGCATAAATTTTTCCTGTGGCATAAGCAAACAATCTAATTTTTCCATCCCACACTCTACTACGAAATGCTGGCATAAACTTAAAACCTGGCACCTCAAACGTAAAGTATTCTCCAAGTTCTCGTCTAATGTCGGCATCCGCTTCTATTTTTAAATAGACTTCGTCCGGTTTATCTATGATTAGGTATCTTACTGCGGTCATCTTTAGATAGCACCACTGGTAAACTTCTTCCAATCAATGGCATTTTTGATTGTAAATGTTCTATTAGATATTTGCCTAACTGTTCTATCTAAAAAATCAACCGTTGTGGAAAGATAATCAATTTTTTGTTTTGCTTTTTGTAACTCATCATCTGCTTCTAAATATTTGTCTATATCAGTTCTTAATATTTTTAGATCAAAAGGTTTTTCAGCATATACAGAAGCGTCAGATTTTCCCGTATAATATTCCCATTTGTTTCTCTTTAAAATATTGTACTCCGATTCTGAACGACTTAACATTAACTTAAACTTAGTTAAGTGTTTCATAAATTCGTTGTGTAATTGAGGTGTCTTTAATGATTCTAAATCAAGTTCAGTATCATTAATTTTTAGCTTGGTATCAGCTAATTGTTGTAATTGTTCCAAATCCATAATATCTCCATAATAACACAGAAACTTAAAAAAATCAAGCTTCTATGAGGTTGTAACGCTAGTTGTAGATGAACCTACAGTAGCAAAGTCATATATTTCATAATTAAAAGAAACAGTAGCCGTTAGATAGTCAACGTCTGTTGCTTGTTGATTGTAACTTAATCCAGTTAAAGACACAGGAAAAACATCTCTAAATCTTATCTCTAATTGGGCATTATTCTTACTTGTTAAAACAGTAAGTGTGGCATCCGAATAGGTACCACCTACGTTAGGTGTACCAAGTGTTACCTTACCCGGCTCTGTACTAACTGATTGTGTCTTTGCTGGAAATCTATCACTTCCAGAAGATATTAAATTTCTAAATTCTGAATGGTCACGTGGAAAACCTAGACCAACTAACCAGCCGTGAATCTCCTGGAAGTTTTCTAAATTTTCATCAACCATAAAGGTCATTTGTAGTGGTTCATAAGTTAACTTATCGCCAGGTAAAGGTATGTCTTTAAACGGCGTTGCTTGAACAGGGGCAACACCCAAAGATATGCCTGGTATATTTACAGCTGTACAAAAATACTCAACCTTTGGAAGTTTTAATATACTAAATTTAAACTGTGTAGGTGAAGCATAGTCTTGTGCTGTTGGTTGTCTATCATATGATTTAAGAATAGTCATAGTATTATTTAGGCATACTGCCAGAAGCTCCTAATTGGTTTATAGCTTCGGAAATAGTGTTAATATTAGCTCTTTCTTCCTCTTGTTTACAAGGGGATTCTATCTTGGTATCTCCACTCTTACACTCTATGATTGGAGTATCTTCTTTTATTGGTTCACAACTTGTTGAAACTGTGATAGTAATATTTAGTAATATCCCAACAATAACGAAGATGTAAAAATATTGTATTAGTATTTTCTTCATAAACTTTAACCTTTTGTAATATTTAGGCATAAAAAAAGGGCCGCTTTTGAGGGCGACCCTTTAATATTTTTACTAAGAAGTAAAAAGTAACTTACATTATGTTAGCTACTTTGACTCTTCTGTAGTATCTGTTAGCGTTAGCATTTCCAGCGCCGTTAATAACAGCGTTTGAACCAACATTAGCTTCAGCAAAAGGATTTGCTTGAAGTCCGTAACGAGTCTTGAACCCGATTTTCGGTTGGAAATTGTCTTGACCAACGGCTCTAACCATTTGTAAAGGTACATATGGGCAGTAGAATATACCAGCGTCATATGGTGAGTTACCTTTGTAACCTACTACAAAGTATTGACTTGCAGAGTTATTAGCACTGTATGGATCAATGTACACTTTGTATCTTCCGTTAAGGATACCAGCAAAAGTATTACCAGTGTCATCAACGTTTAGGTTGTTGTTAAGAGCAGGAGTGTAATCTAATACACCAGCCATTTGAAGTGCCGAAGCAACGTCAGATGAACAGATAATTAAGTTACCTTTTCCTCTTCTAGTTCTTTGAGAAATAACGTTAGCTTCTCTCTCAACTTGGAACATAAGACCCTTAAATCTCTCAACAGACCATCTACCGTTTGAGTCAGTATCTAAATCAAAGATACCAGCAGTAGTTGTGTTGATAGCAGCAACAGCACCAATGTGAGTTGAAGCATTGTTAGATGCACCAATTTCAGCATTAATGTAAATTGTTCTCACAACTTCTCTATTGATTTCCGCAAGGATTTCAGCAGACAAGATGTTCGCCAATTCTGTTTCAGCGTCTAAACCGTGGATTGCTTTTAAGTCTTGAGCAAGTTCCATAGTGTATTCAGCTTTAAGAGCTCTTGATTTAGCAGTAACAGTCGATTTCTCGATTGAGAATGCCATTTGAGCAAAAGCATTTGAACCAGAGTCACCTAGTGCTTCAGCAGCGCCAGTTGACATACCAGTACCAGCTCTGTAAGCAGTTGATGGATCATCATTCAATAATCCTGGGTTTGTTCCTGTTTGAGAAGGACCAGTATTAGCAGTTGAATCACCAGCAGCATTTCTACCTGAAAAGTCTGTATCAGCTTCGTCAAATAGTGCTTCGCTTCCTGATTGGTTAGTGTATCTGCTTCTCATAGCAAATATTAGACCAGTAGGACCAGTCATTGGTTGAACGCCAGCGATATCATAAGCGATAAGGTTTGGCATAGCTCTTCTAACTAGTGAAATTAGGATTGGATCCCAATTACTGACGCTAGCGCCAGTTGAGTTAGTTGGAGCTGCTTCATTTAAGAAAGCTCTGTCTTCTTTAGTAGCTCTTTCTTGGTTTTCCAAGATAGTAGCTGTAACGGCACGTCTGTAAGAATCAGTGATCTTTGGAAGATCAGCGTGTTCTAGGACTGGCTGCCATTTTTTTTCGTAAGTTTCAGATAAGTACATATCTTTTTCTCTCCCGTATTATTTGGACAACTTAATGTCTTTTGTTTTACTAATAGCAGCGGTATAAGCAGCCATAGCGTTAGATAAATCTTCAGGTTGTGAAGATCCTTCCGCTACATTATCTATCTCATTACCACTAGTTTCAACCTTTTTACCAAAGTATGCTTCTTTAATAGTAGCAACTTTAGTAGTAAAGTCATTTTCATTTGAATACTCAACTTCTTCAGCAAGTTTGTTAAATTTCTCCTTAGCAGTATCAGCTAAATCTTTAGACGCTTCATCAATGATGTCTTGTCTTTTTAATTGGCCCATAGCTTGGTTTTGTTCAACATTCTTATTTACTTGTTCGTTAAGTTTCTTTTCAAGTTCTTCGATTTTGCTTGCTTGATCTTCTAGTACATTGTATTTCTCATCTGGAACGTCAATGTAATGATCTTCAAACAATTTCTTTAAACCAGAAATAAAGTCTTCAGCAATCTCGCCTTTGATTCCTCTTTCGATAGCGATAGAGTTATCTTTCATCCATTCTTCAACAACGTAGTTCAAGTATGAATCAACTTTTTCAACGAGTTCA